CCCTGGCTTGAACCCCATTGATAGCTGTGTCTGAATCATTGTTCTCTCTTCGATACTCAACTGCTTGTAAATTTTTCCCATGCAACATTCTCCTCTAAAAATGTTGCACTTGATTTTTGAGCGCACCAATCAAAACAAACTAATGAGGCTGAACAAATACAAAAGCTAACTGAAGATATATCTCGATCAGAATATTTCATTAACGATACATCCGATAGAAAAAAATGGATATTAAAAGGCAAGTGGCGTACTGGCTGGGGTGAGATGGCTATTAATGCAGGGTTCCATAAAGTTTATTTCGACAATATTTATAACCACCTTAGCGGTCATTCTCATGCTAGTTTTATTAGCGCACTGCAAACAAGAGACGCAAGAGAAATGTATACCCAGAAAATGTTGTCTGATACGATGATGCAAATTGGTTGCGTAGTTATGTCCCATTTTGTATTTTCATATATTAAGTTATTTCCAAACGCAGAAATTGTACTTAAAGAAGATGAAAAATCATATTCCATTGCTGATAAATGGTGTGTTGGGGCTGAGAATATGAATGTTATCTATGGCAATCGCTAACCTAATATTCGAGAGGAACTGCCGCGAAGAAGCCCTCTTCAGTTACTGAACTTAATGTTAGATTACATAAATATGTTCGATGATAGACAATATCTTGAAAACCAATTTGAAACTATGAAAATGGTTCAGGTTACACTCCAGCAATTGATGACATTAAGCGCAGGTGGTCTTGCACTTTTTTCTCTTTTATTGCTAAATCCCCATTTATTTCGTCTGTCGAAATCTTTGGTATATCTGTCGTTTTTTCATGGGTTATATCTCTTTCCGCAGCAGCTTATGCTCATAAACTCCACTCGTATCTTTTTCTTTCGTTAGCACGAATGACTTCGGTCACAAAACAGCTAGAAGCTCTGGAAAGTCTTCCAGACGAAGTTGCTTCTGAACTTCAAACCAACCCGAACAAACCAGTAGTTATTGAGCGTGCAATGACCACGCTAACCACAGAGCGAGAATGGGCGAAAGGTGAATTAAAAAACTTTGAACTATCCTTTTTCCCAGCTCAAGATAAAGCTCAACGTTTAGTTCAAGTTTCTCTATTTATGCTTGTCTTTGGCTTTGTTATGCTCAGCATCGGCTATATTGTCTCTCGCTATGCAACCTAATCCGACTGCTGAAAATTCAAGTATCTCTCATCAGCCGTTGTCCACAATTTCTGTGGATAAGTCTGTGTGAACTTTTCGATTCGATACGCTATCTGCCTGCGGAAAAAGAATAATATTCAATTATGATTAATAATTGAGCAGTACGAAGTTATTCGCCCTTGGCCGCTTTTCGTCAGTATTTTTTCGTCACTTTCAAGTTGTGCCATTTTTGGCAGAAATGGCACAGCTGACTTGATATAAATGTCGCACTCGTTAATCGAACGGAGTGCGGTAATGTCAACACGTCAACGCATCATTGGTCAGGTTCATCGCAGCTTCGCGTTGCAACTTACACCGGCTGGAACATTGCGCGATGCGCCATCAGACGGGGCCGTGCCTGCCGGTAATCTGGTTTTATCTTTCCCTTTCGCCTCCGAAGAACCTTATCTGCGCAGCAACTGGTGGGACGATCCTTGGCTGGAAACGCTGGGCGTGAGCGACGCCGAGTGCGATTTGTCACGCCTGAACGATGGGGCGGCGGTACTGCTCAATCACGGCCAGTCCAAAGATTCGGCACTGCGCGCGATCGGTACCACTACGCGTGCCTGGATCGAAAACGGCCGCGCATTCGTCGATGTGAAACTATCACGTCGCGAGGGCATGGAAGGGCTGTTACAGGACATCACTGACGGCATCTTCCGCAACATCAGCGTCGGCTATCAGATCCTGGAACGCACCCTGGTTAGACATTCCGACGGAAATCCAGATGAATACCGCGTGACCCGCTGGTTGCCGATGGAAGTATCTATCGTCGATATTCCGGCGGATGCGACAGTCGGAATCGGCCGCTCGGACGAAACACCCAATCACGCCACGCGCTACACCGTGGTCGATCTGCCCGATCCGGGCACCTGTTCAACTCAGAAAGGACTCGAAATGCCTGACAATAAACCAGCCGAATCGGGCGGGGAGCAACAACCCGATCTTAACGCAATCCGACTGGCGGCGATCGCCCAGGAGCGCAGCCGTGCAGCAGACATTCGCACTGCGGTGCGTTCGGCGAATCTGGACGCGTCCTTAGCCGACGAGCTGATCGCAGGCGATGTCACGGTGGATGCCGCACGCGCCGCCGTGCTGGAGAAGCTGGCTGCGCGCACTGCCGCCACACCGGTATCCAGTCGCGCCGACATCCAACTGATTGGCGATGAGACGGAGACGCGGCGCGAATTCATGGCCAACGCGATCATGCACCGGGCCAATCCATCGGTGAAACTGGAGGAGGGCGCGCGCCAGTATGCCGGGTTGTCCCTGCTCGAGTTTTCCCGCGATTGTCTGGAGTTGCGCGGTATTCGTACTCGCGGCATGGATCGATTGCAGATCGCCACCCGCGCCTTCGAAAGCACCTCCGATCTGCCCTCGGTGTTGGCGAATGTCGCCAACAAGACGCTGCGCCAGGCCTATCTGTCTGCGCCGCGCACCTTCACCAACTGGGCGCGCGAGACGTCGGCGGTCGATTTTAAAACCATCAGCCGTACCAATCTGTCGGATGCGCCCGCGCTGGAGAAGGTCAACGAACACGGCGAATTCCATCGCGGCTCGGTGACGGACGGCAAAGAGACTTACCAACTGGCGACAGTCGGCAAAATCATCGGTTTTACGCGGCAGTCGATTATCAACGACGACTTGTCCGCGCTAACCCGCGTGCCTGCGTTGTTCGCCAATGCGGCGGCGAACTACGAGTCGGATACCGTGTACGGCATCATCACCGCCAACGCGGCGCTGTCCGATACGGTCGCGCTGTTCCACGCCAACCACGGCAACCTGACCGGCACCGGCACGGCTTTGTCCGTTACTGCGCTGGGCGTTGCCCGTACTTCGATGCGCAAGCAGACCACACCGCAGGGTGCGGTGATGAATCTCAACCCCGAATATCTGATCGTGCCAGCCGCTCTTGAAACTATCGCTAACCAGTATGTTTCCAGCAATTTTGTGGCGAATCAGTCGAATCTCATCAACCCGTTCGCGGGCAAATTGCAGGTCGTCTCCGAAGCGCGCCTCGATGCGGTCAGCAGCACCGCCTGGTATCTGGCTGCCAGCAACGCTGCCATCGACACTGTCGAATACTGTTATCTGGAAGGGCAGAGCGGTGTGTACATCGAGACCCGTCAGGGCTTCGAGGTGGACGGCATGGAGATAAAAGCCAGACTCGATTTTGCCGCCAAGGCGATCGACTATCGCGGGCTGTACAAGAACGTCGGCGCGCAATAGCGGCCATTTTTCAGGAGAAATCAGCATGAAAAATTATATTCAGGACGGCGATATCCTCACGTTGACCCCGTCAGCGGCGGTGGCTTCTGGTACCGGATATTTGTTCGGTGCGGCGCTGTTTGGCGTGGCCACCGGTGACGTAGCGGCCAACACGGCGGGAGAGTTCGTTGCCGAGGGGGTGGTCGAGATTGCCAAAACGTCAGCGCTGGCGATTGCCACCGGTGACCGGCTGTTTTGGGATGCGACCAACAAGTGCGTGAACAAGACGAGCACAGCGCAACAGCATGTCGGTATTGCGGTGGCGGATGCGGCCAATCCCTCGTCGACGGTGCACATGCTGCTGGAAATTGGCGTGCCGGTTGCGACGTAACGGCCATGCGCTTCGCTGAACTTGAATCTCGTGTGAATGCCGCCGTTGCCGGACATCTCGGTAATGTCACGGCGCTGATCGACGGGGCTTCTGTTTCCGGAATTTTCAGGACGCCGCCAGCTGACATTTATGGCGGTTTGCTCAGCGAAAACAGAATTACGCTGGATGTCGCAAGCTGCGACGTGTTCAGTGTGGCGAATAGCAGTTCGGTGATGATCGGTTCGGCCAGCTATAAGGTGATCGGCCACAGCGAACTGTCCGGCATGATCACGCTGAATCTGGAGCTGATATGACGACCAAATCCTTGCAGATTCGCAATGCGATCGTCGGTCTGCTGACCGCTTCGACCTGCGGCGGTGTACCGGCAGAAAGAATTTACACGGATATCGCGCACGCGATCGAGCCGGTTTATCCGTCGATTGCGGTGGAACTAGGTGATGAACCCGCGCCACAGCGCAGCGCTATTCAGAAACTGGACCGTCAGGTGCAGGTGAAAGTGCAGGTTTTATCGGCCGCAACCACGGGCATCGGTGCCACTGACGCCGCAATGGCTGCGGATCCTCCGATAGTCGAAGCGTCGCGCCGCATCATGGCTGACATCACGCTGGGTGGTATCAGCTTTGACATACAAGAGCAGGACACCCAGCGCCTGCGTGACGAACTGACCCGGCCCGTGCTGCTGACCACTCTGAATTACAGCGTGTTCTATACCACCGGCGCTACATCGAGAGAGGTGTGAAATGGATGACGCAAAGGCGAACGAGATTCCGTCACCCGCCGAGGGCGGCAGTTATCTGGTGGATCCGGATACAGGGGAATTGACCCTGACCGAACGAACAAGCCCGCGAGGGGCTAGTCACGAAACAACGGAGTCTGAACACCTGTTTCTGAATGAAAGGAATGCACCATGTCACGTCTAACCCGAAAAACCGCGATTCTCGCCAAAATCGAAACCACCTACGGCGTCGATGCGGTGCCGAGTGGCGCGGCCAATGCGATCCTGATTTCCAACCAGAGCATCGTGCCGCTTAACGCAAAAAACGTCGATCGTGCGCTGGTGCGCGAATACCTGGGCGGCGCAGAGCAACTGGTAGGCGATGCCTATATCGAGGCCAGTTTCGATGTCGAATTGCAAAGTTCCGGCACGGCGGGTACTGCACCTGCCTGGGGGCCGCTGCTGCGCGCCTGCGGCTTTGCCGAGACCGTGTCGGCCGGTCAGCGGGTCGAATATACGCCGGTATCGGCTTCGTTCGAGTCGCTTACGCTGTATTACTACGATGACGGTGCGCTGCACACACTGTTGGGCGCGCGAGGCAGTTTTAAACTGGGCTTGTCGCTTGGCAATCGTCCAACGATTTCTTTCCATTTTCTGGGGCTGGACGGCGGCATCACCGCCGCAGCTAATCCTTCACAGACGCTGACCGCCTGGAAGACGCCGCTGGTGATCACCGATCCCAATACCGGCGATCTGTTGTTCGGCTGCACGTATGCGACAGGCGCTTTGTCGGGCGGCACTGCTTATCCGTCCACCGGCATTGAGATCGATACCGGCATCACGGTCAATCATCAGCCTATGCTGGGCGGACAGAGTATCGAACTGACTGACCGCAATGTCACCGGCAAAGTCTCGCTTGATCTGACCGCAGCTCAGGAAGTGAGCTTCATGACAGGGGTAAAAACCAATGCCAGCCAGACGTTGGGGCTGATGCACGGCAGTGTTTCAGGCAGCAAGATCATCGTGTTTTCACCGGCAGTGCAGTTGATCAACCCGAAGAAGGAAGATCAGAACGGCCGTCGGCTGATCGGTTTCGATACGCGTCATATGCCCGGCTCAGGCAACGACGAGCTGCGCATCGTGGCGCTATAGGAGGACATCATGATCAGACTAAATCCAGATCCGACTTTCGATGCGCTGGTCAAACTGACCGTACCGGGGCAGTTAGAGCCTGTCGAGGTGCCGATGGTGTTTCGCCACATGGCATCCGACAAACTGTCCGGCTGGTTCGAATCCAACCGCGACAAAAATCCGGCCGATGCGCTTGATGAAATCGTGGCAGGCTGGTCAGGCGTGATGGGGGACGACGGCACCATGGTGGCTTATTCGAAGGAAGGACTGGCCATGTTGCTTAAAAATTACCAGCCTGCCACGGCTGAGATACTGCGCGCCTGGCAATTGGGGCTGTCGGAGTCGCGGGTAAAAAACTGAGGAGCGTTGCCCGTGCTCTGTACGGGGGTGACGCGAGTACCGACACACAGGCCATCGCCGCCTTCGGGCTGCAACTGGATGAGGATGAGCCGCCGTACACCGAGTGCTGGCCGGAAAACTGGCCCGTGTTGCAGGTGTTCGAGGCGATGAAGACGCAGTGGAATGTGACGATGGGCGGCGTGGCAGGGCTGCGCTACGAGGCGATTCCGGTGGTGCTGAAGATGCTGGGCGTTACAAAAGCATCTCGTGCACACATTCTGCACGGCCTGCGCGTCATGGAAGACGAGGTATTAAAGGTGTTCCGCGAAAATGGCTAACGACACAAAAATCATCATCACCGCACAGACCGCGCAGGCAGAGGGCGCGCTCAGGTCGTTCGGCCAGTCGGTCGATGCGGTATCCACAAAGATGTTCGACATGGGGCAGATGGCCGGTACGCTGGCCGGGGCCTTGTCGGTCACCGCCTTCACGCACTGGATCAAATCCAGCATCGATGCGGCAGACCAGCTGTATAAATTGTCGCAAAAGACCGGTGCGGCTGTGGAGGATCTGGCGGGTCTTAAATTCGCCGCTGAGCAGAATGAGGTATCGCTGGAAACAGTGGCTAATGCCGCCAAAAAACTGTCAGTTCAATTGGTCGACAAACCTGAAATTTTTAAAAGCATAGGCGTTACGGCCAAGGACTCCACCGGCGCGCTGGTGCAACTGGCAGATATCTTTGCATCCATGCCGGACGGCGTGGAAAAGACCGCGCTGTCGGTCAAACTGATGGGGCGGAATGGCGAAGAGATGATCCCTTTCCTGAATCAGGGCAGTGAGGCGCTACAAAGGCTGATCGATCAGGGCAAACGTTACAACCCGGTCACCGCCGAGAATGCGCTGGCCGCGCAACAGTTCAACGATCAGCTTAATGAACTGAAAGCCAGTGCCGGTAGCCTGGGCATCAGGATCGCGAACCAGATGCTGCCCGCACTGGATGAGATTACACAGGCGATGAATGAAGCCGCTAAATCCGGCAGCTTGTTAAAAACCGCCTGGATTGGCCTGGGCGGATTGGGTACAGCCTTTTATACCTACGAGTTTGCTGATACAGCAAACAAAATTGAACGGTTAAACACGCAGCTGACTAGTCTTGAGGCGCATCTTAAGGTTCGTAGTGCTTTCGGCAGTGGATTTTTACAGAAAATTTTTCTGGAACCGGAGTCCAATATCGAAGCAAATATTGCAAAGGTTAAAAAACACATTGCGGATTTAACTGCACAACTCAATCGCCCCGTACCACCCGTTATAAAACGGCTTGATGATGGCAGGGGCAATAAGCTACTGGACGCCTACCGCACCGGCGGCACTAAAACACAGGACGATTTCGAGTCGTTTCAGAAGCGTCTGCTGATCGATCTGGCACCTGTTGAGGACGGCAAACAGACCCGTGCCGACAAGTTGCAGGTGGAACTCAATCTCGATAAAACCATCTCCGCCATCGAGCGCGATAAATTGCAGCTCCTGATCAATCAATTGCGTGTGCAGGATCTGGCGCTGCTGGCGAAGAAATCCGAGCGGGAAGGTCAGCAGGTCATCATCGGGCTTGAGAAGGATTTTCACAACGAACTGGAAAAACGTCAGGATGCGCTGAACGCGCCGCTCTTGTCTGCCTCAGAGCGTCAACTGGCCGAGGATTTGCGCGCGGTTGCAAAACGCGCCCAGGACGCACGCATCGAACTGGAAAAATTGCAGGTGTCAGGCTCATTGTCCGCCGCCGATCTGGATCGTCGCCTGCAACAGGTAAACAGCGACGAACAGGCGCAGAAGGATGCGATAACCGCTTTAAAAATCGAGCAGGACAAGATGAATGCGTCCTGGGAATACGGCGCGAACGTCGCGTTGCGTTCCTATATGGATGAGATTGCCAATGTCGCGAAGCAATCGGAATCCGCGATGACGCGAGCCTTCCGGGGTATGGAAGAGGCGCTGGTGAATTTCGTTAAAACCGGCAAGCTGGACTTCAAAAGTCTGGCCGATTCCATCATTAGCGACCTGATCCGCATGCAGGTTCAGCAGAGCATCATGAAACCGCTGACGAGCGCGATCGAGTCGGCTGGCGGCATAGGTGGCATCTTCGGCAGCATTTTCGGTTCGTCATCCGGCTCACCAGCAGCATCTTCATCGGCCGTATCGCAATACAGCCTTGCAAGCGGGGCAAGCTCATTTGGTTTGCAGGTGCCAGCCTTTGCGACCGGCATCGACTATGTGCCGCGCGACATGATCGCGCAGATTCACAAGGGCGAGCGCATCACCCGTGCGGTGGACAATCGCCCCGGATTCGGCGGCAACATCACCGTCAATGTGACGGGTACCAACGCCGATAGCGTCCGGCGCGCCGCAGGGCAGGGCGCGCGAGAAGCGATGATCATGTTCAACCGGGCCGGGAGATATCTATGAACCCGTTTCTGGAGGAGCGGCTGTCGGTCAACCTGCACTACGGCTGGAGCTATTCGGACGACTACAACGTGCGCATCGTCGAGACATCCTCCGATGCGGAATACCGTACGCTGGTCCATCCCTTCCCGAGACGCAACTTTCAGATCAGTTTTACCGAAAACAACGCCAACTTGTACGCGCAGATCGTCAATCTGTATCACCGCGTATACGGCAAGTTCGCAGGATTTCGCGCCAAATGTCTGGACGACTACACCACCAACAATCAGACCGCAGCACCTACTGCGCTCGATCAGGTGCTGCCCCGGTTATCCGCTGGCATCTATCAGTTGCAGAAAACCTACGGGCTGGATAAGGCGGGGCTTTCCATCGGCCGCCCGTCGCGGGTGATTTATAAACCGGTTACCGGTACGACCCGTATCGCGGTGAACGGGGTGACGATCTTAGCGTCGCTCTATAACGTTAATACGACCACCGGTCAGGTGACGTTTACCACCAGCCCGCTGATTACCGATGTGGTCACCGGCGGATGCGAATTCGACATTCCGGTACGTTTTAATACCGCGATCAGCATTCAGGAGAACAATTTCGTGCTGCGCGACGCGATGAACATTGAACTGATCGAGTTGATTTCGCCATGAAACCCGCTACCGTCGACCTGCATTACCGCACCTTATGTTTACGCATCGTGCCGCTGACGGGCGCTGCGATCAGGCTCACCATGCATCCGCGCGACCTTGCTATGAGCAACGGTGCGTTGTATCTGTCGGCTGCAGGATACGAATATACGGGCTTCAGTGCTTCGGACGTGCTCTCTCCCTCGATGATCGACATTCAGGGCATCGCAGGTCTCGCTGGTATAGGCGCTGATCAGATCGCCTCCGGGCTGTTCGACAATGCGCGCTGCTATCTGTTTGCCGTTGACTGGCGTGTGCCCGTCGAGGATGCAGAACCGGTTACCGCCTCCATTCTGGGCAAGACCACGCTGCTGGATGATGTCTATAAGATTGAGGAGATGGGGCTGACTGATGCGCTCAATCAGTCGGTCGGAAAAACCTACACGGCCGCCTGCCAGAAAACCTTCGGCGGACAGGAGTATGCCGGATGCAAGATCGCGTTAAACCCTGTTGCCGGCACGATCACTGCGGTGACCAGCGCCTGCGTATTCCGCGACGCGGCAAGAACGGAAGCAGCCGATAGATTTGCCGCCGGAACGATCCAGTTCACTAGTGGCGCGAACGCAGCCTTGAAACCGCTGGAAATCAAGTCTTATGCGAGCGACGGCACGATAGAGACGTATGAATCTTTCTACTATCCGGTGGCGGCTGGGGATGCCTACACCATGATCCCCGGTTGCCGGAAACGGCGCGCCGAGGACTGCCGGGACAAGTGGAACAACGTGGTAAATTTTGGCGGGTTTGCCGATATGCCGACGTCCAGCCAATACACGCAGGCGGGCTCATGATGAACGCTGCCCTGAGCATTGCCGATCAGGTGGAAGCGGCTGCACGCGAGTGTATCGGCACGCCGTTCCGCCATCACGGGCGTATAGTCGGGCGGGGGTTAGATTGTATCGGTGTGGTGATTCACTGCGCGCAGGTGCTGGGCGCGGACCATTGGACTTCCGAGTCCTATGGCCGCAACCCGACCGGCGGAATGCTGGAGACCGCACTCGACGCGCAGCCATGTCTTGAAATCGTGACAGACAGGCAGCCGGGCGATATTCTGCTGATGCGTTTTAACACCGAACCGCAGCATGTCGCGGTGTATACCGCAGAAGACACCATCATCCACGGTTATGAATCGGTCGGCATCGTCTGCGAACACCGCTTGTCCGGCGTCTGGGCGGCGCGCATCGTCAAAATCTATCGGTTCAGAGGTGTGTCATGAGTGCCGGTCAGGCGCTGGGTGCGGTCGCCGGATTCTTTCTGGGCGGTCCGTTCGGTGCGGCAGCGGGCATGGCCGGTGCCTGGCAGGGGATGCTGGTCGGTGGCATGGTGCAGAACATCCTCGATCCGCCCAGAGGGCCGCATATGGAAGGTCCGCGTCTGTCCGATCTGACGCAGCAGATTTCCGGTTACGGTGCAGCCATTCCGCGCAGTTACGGCACATTCCCGATTATGGGTAACGTGTTCTGGATCGAAAATAACCGGCTCAAAGAGGTCGCGACGACCACCTCGCAGGGCGGCGGAAAGGGCGGAGGAGGTGGCAGTGCGACACAAACCACTTATGCCTATTACGGCACCTTTGCGGTCGGACTTTGCGAAGGGCCAGTCCTGGGCGTGCGGCGTATCTGGGTCGGCGCGAATCTGTTGTATGACGCGGGATCCACCGATATCGGCGCGATACAGGCGTCCAACCAGGCGGCCACGTTCTTCAAGTTGTATCCGGGCACCGACATGCAGCTGCCGGATCCGCGTATGCAATCGACCGTGGGGGTAGCCAATACGCCTGCCTATCGCGGTCTGGCGTATCTCGTGTTTTACGATTTTCCGCTGGCGGCTTACGGCAACTCGATCGCTGGCGCGCAGGTTAGGGTGGAGGTGCTGAAAACCGGAAGTTATACGCATCCCAAGGGGGAAGGCACGCAGGTTGCTGTGGTTTCCTATCCTTATGCAACTTCCTTTTATGATGTCTGCGACGATCCGGTCACGAACTCCGTCTGGTTTTTTTCGCAAGGCCCGGCCCAGCTCTACAAGATTAGTAAAGCTGACCATTCGGTGGTGATCTTCCCGCTGCCCGTCACCTATCCGGTTCAGATGATATTCCACCGGAACACCAACGCGGTCTGGGTGGCCAGTGGCGGAAATATCGCGAAGATGAACATCTTCTCAGGGGCCGGTGCAACTTACCCTATTCCGGGCACGTACACAGCGGATCTGGTGCTGGACCCGGACGGCAATACTTTGTGGATATCGACACAGGGCACATACTATTCTCCCGATTACAGGGTGAGCAGCATCGATGCCAGCTCAGGTCTGATACTCAAATCCTTTGTGTTTCCGAGTTACGTCAAGTTTCTGTTTTTTGATCATTCCGGCAATCTTTGGGGCGTGTTCATGAACTATTCAGGGGCGGTTTCGATCGCGATGCTGGATCAAAGTGACGGGACTTTGAGCGATATCCTGACTCTGACCGAGTTGAACGGTAATTTTGCAGCGATCGCCTATGACTCAGATCTGAATAACTTATGGGTCAGCTCATGGGGGCCTTTCCCACTTATCAAAATCAATCTGTCGGCGTTGACCTATGTGACTTTTTACGGGTGGAACTATTACTATGTGCCCGGCATCATTTACAACCCTAAGACCCGCACGCTGTGGTTTGTCAGGGGCTATTACGGGTACCATATTGTCGAGATCGATCCGGTTAGCGGGGCAATCCTATTCGATTATTCCAGTTCGATGTCCTATCCGTACAATATTTGTCTTGATGCGGAGTCCAATGCCGTCTGGTCCGGTTCCAGTTCATCGGCTCAGTGTGTTCAGAAGGTCAATTGCGCGGATTACGGCATTACCTCAGCTGGCGCGACTTTGTCCTCGATTGTTTCTGCCGAGATGCTTAAATCCAGGCTGCTCACGGCAGGAGATATCGATACCAGTCTGCTGACTTCTACGGTGCGCGGCTTTGCGGTGAGCAGTACAGGTTCGATCCGTTCCGCACTTGATCCGCTGCAAGGTGCATTTCCATTCGATGTGGTGCAGCGTGGCTATGCAATCCGCTGCGTGCCGCGCGGCACGACATCGGTCGCCACCATCGCCCTTGCAGAACTGGATGCTAAGGCCGCTGGCAATCAACCCGGCGTACAGTTGTCGCGCATGCGGGAGATGGATTCCGTGTTGCCTGCCAGACTGAATATCCAGTATCTGGATTCTGACCGCGAATACAACATCGGCGAGCAGTACGCGGAGCGGCTTAACACCGCTGCGGTCAATGTGCTGACGGTGAATCTTCCTATGGTATTTACCGCGACGGAGGCGGCCGGCAAGGCTGAGGTGCTGTTGTATCTGTACTGGCTGGAGCGCTTCGATGTGAATTTCAACCTTCCCCCAGGCTATAACGGGCTGGAACCGGCCGATGTGGTGGTGATCAACGATCACGGCACGCTGCACGAACTGAGGCTGACCAACATCAACTACACCAGCGGCGGCTGGCTGGAATGCGCCGCAAAATACAACAAGACATCGCTGTATACGCCGGTGGCGGTGGGTACGACCGGTACGGCAGGGGGCGTTACGCTCACGTCGAATTCACTGACCCGTTACGAGTTGCTGGACATTCCGCTGTTGCAGGACAGCATGGATGCACCGGGTTTTACGCTGGCCATGTGCGGTTATCTGCCGGGCTGGCCGGGCGGGGTGCTGTATCGCAGCGAGGATGCAGGTCAGACCTGGACGCCGGTGCAGGGTTGTACCCGACCCGGCTCGTCGATCGGTTATGCGGGCACAGCCATTGCCGCACACGACGGGCATCTGATCGACAAGGCTTCGGTGCTCGCGGTCACGCTGATTTCGGGGGCGCTGTATTCGACGACTGAAGCACTGATGCTCGCAGGCGCTAACCATTTTTCCTACGGCAGCGACGGTCGCTGGGAGATCATCGCTGCACAAAACTGCATCTTGCAGGGCGACGGCAGTTACCGTCTGACCGATCTGCTGCGCGGGCGGTTCGGCACCGAATGGGCAAGCGGTTTGCATATTGCCGGCGACAAACTGGTAGCGTTGGACAGTAGTACGCTCAATTTTGTCACAGGCAATCTCAATCAGATCGGCACTTCCCGGAGTTGGCGCGGCATTACGCTGGGGCAGACGCTGGATACCGACTCGAACCAGTCCTGGACTTATCAGGGGGTGAATCTGGAATGTCTGTCTCCGGTGGAGCTGAACGGCAATCGCAATCCTGCCAGTTCCGACTGGGCGCTTAGCTGGACGCGCCGCACCCGTATTGGCGGCGAATGGCGTGATTACGTCGATGCGTCGCTGGGGGAGGCCGCAGAAAACTATGCGGTTGAGATTTGGAATGCCGGATACACGACTAAAAAACGCACGCTGAGTGCCAGCACGCCTGCGGTTTCCTATTCTTCCGCCCAGCAAGTCGCCGATTTCGGCGGCAATCAGGGCACGCTGTATTTAAAAATCGCTCAGGTGTCGGCCAGTGTCGGCACCGGCTACTACCTGCAACAATCCATTACGAGGTGACATCATGGCAGGCTCCACATCCAATCTCGATTCGTTGACGCAGGGGCAGGCCGGCAAGGAGATCACCGTCAATGCGCTGTTTGACGCCGCCAGTCCCGCGATGCTGTACGGGCGACGTCAGTCTGCCAGCAGCGGCCTGACCTGGGGTTTTTATGGCGGGGCGGCTGATCTGGCGGGTACGCCGACCCTTATCGCCAACGGTTCACTGACCTTGACTCCATCGGCTACCAACTATGTCGTCGCGTTGAAATCCACCGGTGTGGTCAGTGTTTCAACCGCAACCACCAACTGGAATTCTGTCCTGTACTGGCGGTTGTATTCGGTGGTGACCGGCGCGTCGACCGTGACCAGCTATCTCGATTACCGGATGGTTAGTGCGGTGGACTATTCGCGGGTGGCGGCGCTGGCAGGTTCCTCCGCTCAAACATTCAGTGCGGCTGGATTGAAGGTGTCGGAAGCAGCCAACGCGAAGCAGGGCGTGGCGACACTGGTGGCAGGTGCTGTCACGGTATCGAACACGAGTATCACAGCGAGCAGCCGGATATTTCTGACCTCGCAGGAGGACGGCGGCACGGCAGGATTTTTGCGCGTCTCCGCCCGTATGGTCGGGGCAAGCTTCACGATCATCTCGTCGAGTGCGGCCGATACCAGCATCGTCGCCTACGAGATTTTTGAGCCAGCCTGACAAAGTGGAGGTGAACCATGAACGATACGACCGGAATCCCGCCCCAGCAGCCCGATCCGCTGTTGAAGATCGCTAAACAGGCGGTCAAAAATATTGCCGAAGATCAGTCGGTATGTCCGGCCTATGTCCGGTTTTTGCTCGATGAACTGATCGTATTTATCAGGGAGGTGAAGAGTCATGTATAAAAATTACCGTTTTTGGGTGATGTGGATGTCGGCGCTGGCCGTTGTTGGCTGGTATTTTTATACCGATCCGGACAGCGGGGAAGAAACTATCTCCCGCCTGCAGTGGTTGGCCTGGATACTGGTGGTGGCGGGGCCGGTCTATCTGGTCAGACGTGCGTTGCATCCGGAGGCACGATCAGCCGACGCGTATCAGAAGGCCATGCAGGGTTCGATCGGTGCCGGGCTGGTGTTTTTGGGGCTGTCGATACTGACCGGATTGTTGTTCCTGGCATTTGCGGGGAGGGCGGGTGCATCCGGTTTGCCGGAAGGCGCGGTACGCTTCTTGCCTTTGCTGCTGCAAGAACAGCAGGTCCTCTGGCCCGACATGCCGCTGGTGTCATCGCTGCCGGCGCAGGTGGAACAGGAAACCTGTGCGTCGCTACATTCGCCGCGCTGCTGGAACCCGCGCGCCGAGCTTAAAACTAGCCGTGAATACGGCTTCGGTCTGGGGCAACTGACTGTTACACCAAAATTTAACAATTTCGAGGAGGCGCGGAAGTTGGATAACAGTCTGCACGACTGGCAGTTCAGTGATCGTTACGATCCCGTTCGTCAGTTGCGCGCGATGGTATTGATGGATAAGTCCGGCTTTAACCGCTTGTCGTTCGTGCCCGATCCGGTCGAGCGACTGGCGATGGCGTATTCGGCCTATAACGGCGGACTGGGTGGCGTACTGGCCGACAGGCGGTTGTGTGCTTCGGTGGCCGGTTGTGATGCCAACCGCTGGTTTGGCCATGTCGAGCATACCAGTCTGAAGGCGAAATCCGCCGTGCATGGCTACGGACAGAGTTTTTTTGCGATTAATCGGGGTTATGTGCGCGCGATTATGATCGTGCGCCGTCAGAAGTATGTCGCGGCAGGTTTGTCGTGA